TTTTACATTGTTAAATGAAAGAAATGGGTCTTTATTAATTGGTACAAACGATGCTACAAATCTTACCATCGCCTCCACTGGTGCTGCTACGTTTTCGAGTAGTGTGGCAGCGGGGGGTGCTATATCAACATCTGGAACTGGGTTAAATTCAAGTGTAAGAATTGCAAATACAACTGCAACTACTGGTGTTGATTGGCATTTGTATAGCCTTAATAATGGCAATTTTGGTTTGTATAATAATACTGCTGCTGCATACGCACTACAAATCGCCTCCACTGGTGCTGCTACGTTTTCGAGTAGTGTGCAAACTGGATTTAGTGTTCTTGTTGGTACGTCAATTAATCCTTATGGACTTGGTTCATTAGTAGTAAATCACGATGCAACATATTCAAGGACTTATTTTCAGAGAGGTGTAAATATGATTGAGTTAATACCTTCAAATGGTACTGCTGCAAATCAAATATCTTCAACTTATACAAGCAGTGGTTCAGCATATAAACCTTTAAGTTTATCAGCAAGACAAACTGAATCTGATTTATACTTAAATATAAATGGCAATGTCGGCATCGGGACGAGTTCGCCGACAAGAGAAATGGTTTTATATCGTTCAAGTGGAGAAGTGCATTTCAAACTTGCAAATGGAACAACAGGAGAAAGCACAACAGATGGCTTTGATATAGCTATGGATGGAAGTGGGGGAGCATATCTAATTAATAGAGAAAATCAACCAATGCACTTCTTTACAAATGGCTCCGAAAGAATGCGCATCACGAGTGGGGGGAATGTCGGTATAGGTACTACAAATCCTGGAGGCAAGTTACAAGTAAATAATTCATCTACTCAATACGCCTTATATACAACAACAGGTAATCTTGAACTCTATACACCGGAAGGAAATTTAGGATATGTTAGACTAGGCTCAGCTTATAATTTAAATGGATTATATGGTAGTAATGGATTCAACTACGTAATAGAATCAGGGTATAGTCATACTTTTAGAACTCAAAGTTCTTCTTTAATGACTATATTAAGTGGTGGTAATGTTGGTATAGGTACGACTTCCCCCAACGGAACAGGTTGGGATGAATCATCAACTATATTACATATTTACAAAAACACTACAAGTGGTGGATTATTAAAATTAGAGTCAAGTAACACAACTGCTATTTTGAATGCAGGTAATGACCAATTAGCAATATTCACTACTACGGATGACCCAATAAGATTTGGTACTAATGGTTCAGAAAGAATGCGTATCACATCAGGGGGGAATGTAGGCATTGGAACAGATTCCCCAGTTACTTATGGAACAAGAAATCTTGATGTTAATGCTGGTAGCGGCAGTGCTGCATATATTGTAGCAAGAGCAAATAGCAATGCTGGAATAGTAGAATTAGCATTTGATGGAAGCGCAGGATATTTAAGTACAAAAACAAATCATCCATTAATAATTAGAACACAGGATTCCGAACGCATGCGCATCACGAGTGGGGGGAATGTCGGCATCGGGACGACTTCCGCAGATGCAAAATTAAGCATATTAGGTGCAAGCAATACTCCAACAAGTTTTGGCAGTTTATTAGTAAAAAATTCATCTGAAGGGGGAATATCATTTGGTGCATCAGGTACTTCTTATGCTTGGATACAAGGTAATATTTATGGAAGTACATATAACTTTAATCTTGCTTTAAATCCACAAGGGGGTAATGTCGGCATCGGGACGAGTACAATGAACTATGCGAAGTTTAATGTATATAACAACACAAATGATGCTACATACGATGTAAAAATACAAGGCGTTTTTGGCAACTCTGATTATCTGGATAGTGATGCAAGTAATAATTTTGGGGCACATTTATCTGAAACACAATTTTTGAACGGTTCTTCAACTAGACCTGCAATGCTTTCTCTTGGAGGTTCTTTGAATACTGGGGAACCAATGGGTGTAATAAACTTTTTTCGTTCAGGTAATACAAATGGATATAGAAGTAGAGCACAATTATATGGTGGTCTACAAACAACTGGAACTGCTAACCAGCATGGAGGATTTTTAGCATTTTTAACTGCTGCTGATAATGCGACTAATCCTACCGAACGCATGCGCATATCATCGGCTGGAAATACAACAATTACAACAACAGATAATCAAGGTGGATTAACTGTAACAAGTGCACAAGATAATACAACAGTAAGGGTTGGAACTTCTGCTACAGGTGGTCAAGAATGGAGAATGCAAAGTACGGGAGGTACATCGGGGTTGGGTCAAGGAAAATTAATCTTTAAGGTAGGCACAACAGAAGCTGCTTCAAATATACCACTCGTTTTAACAACTGATAACTCTACTAACGGGGGGAGAGTTGGCATTGGGATTTTATCTCCCGACTATAAACTTCACGTAAGCTCAACAGATGCAGTATTAAAGTTAAGTTCATCAAGTGCAAGTTTTTCGTCTCCAAGTATTAATATGCTTCAAGGTGCAATTGATACAGTTCTTACAGCTTCAAATAATGGGCTTGAGATTGGTACGTGGAGTAATCATCCTATAATATTTAAGAGGAATACAAGTGAGGCTATGCGTATTGATACAAGTAGCAGACTTTTAGTTAACTCAACAACTGCAACTACAACAGGAGGATTTACAAATACTACTGTTGGAATAAAGCAATTAACAGATGGCGGCAGCGGTGGAGGGTTGCACATTGAGCAGAACAGTAATACGAATGTGGCGTTCTTTGGATTTACAGGTTCAGAGTTTAGAATAGGAACTTCATATAGAACATCAGGGGCTTATCAAGCAATTGCATTTAACACAGAAGGTCAAAACAGATTAATCATCAACAATGATGGCGAGATATGGATGGGCTATACTACTGACCAAGGAGCATACAGATTGCAAGTAAATGGTTCGACTTACTCAGCAAGTGGATTCTTTGAGTCTTCTGACATAAGACTTAAGACTATTCTTAATAGACATCAATCTACTGATTTTGATGCAATTGAATATAATTGGAATGACAAAAGAGATAGTAAATTGCATTGGGGTTATGCAGCGCAGGAAGTAATGAAGTTCTTACCTGATGCTGTGAGTGGAAGTGAAGAATTATTTTATACACTTGACTACAATCAGGTGCATACATACAAAATTGCAATGCTTGAAAAACGTATTGCTGAATTAGAATCACAATTAAAAAACAAATAAAATGGCAATCATTTACAATTGGGTTATTTCAGCAATGGATGAATACCCTACAACACCCGACAATCTTAGCGATGTAGTATTCAATGTGCATTGGAGAAGAAATGCTACTGATGTAGTTGGCGACAAGACTTATTTTGCAGACGTATACGGCTCTCTCGCAGTGCCTGCCCCATCTCCTGAAGACTTTACTCCATACCCTGACCTAACTTTTGATCAGGTTTGTGGATGGCTTGAAGCAGGTCTTGACACCCCTGCAATTGACGCAGGATTAGCGGTACAAATTGAGAATTTGATTAACCCACCGGTTGTATCACTTCCATTGCCTTGGCTTCCTCAACCTCCTCAACCTGTACCACCAACTGAGTAATATATGTCTTGGGCGAGTATAGCAAATAATCAGACGGTTTCGTTTGAAAACCTGCAGAACGCAGTGGATAATGGTGTATTTACGCAGAAGACGGGTATCCCTGATAGTAATGAGCAGATTACAAAAGCTGATGCTGACACGTATGTAAATATTAACACATCATACAGTCCGTATGCAGCTAAGTCTTCCAACCAATTGGTTGTTAAATCTGATTTGGAGGCTGTTATTACTTCTTATGCTCACACGATTTACTACTATGATACCTGTTATTACGATGGGTTTTATATAGAGCAAGGTGCATCATCTGCGTCTACTGCTTGTACATCAAATGCGTATTCAATAACGCTATACAGCGCTGATTTTGCGCTTGGTAATGGGTCTACACTTTATACTGATAGTGCTCTTACAAATGGTTGGTATAGTGATGAAGTATGTGATACTCCGGGATACTTCAAAGTAGATACTTATTCATTTAGGTATTTTACGTTAAACGATGAATGGCAAATTCAAGACTACACTCTATGTGCAGGTCAGACAGCTTACTCGTTTGGAGGCTGCGGAAAGGGTAGCTCTATTTCTGCTGCTTGTAGTGATGCTGCATCAAATAATAGAACATTCTACTCCGAGTGTTCGGTGCTATCTGCAGGGTGTTCTTTATTTAATAACTCGAATTTAACAAATCCCGTTACCGAATCGTTTGCGTTTGCTGATGCGAGTTGGGATATGGACGGATACGGAGTAATTACAGCTTATTCATCATTCTAATAAATCTATAATATGTCAACAATTAATTCTTACGCAACAGACAACAACGTAACGTACAATGACAAGCTCATCGGTACTGACGCTGAAGATCAAAACAAGACAAAGAATTTTACAGTGGGGGACATCTTATCTCTCCCACTGCCGAGTGTCCCCGTGTATGCGAATAACGCTGCCGCTATAGCTGCAGGGTTGGTAGCCGGAAACGTCTACCGCATAACGGGTACAGACTATCTCGGGGTAGTACATTAGTATTTACAAAATGAAATTAAATTTAATTAAATATGGATATAAGGAAAATATCAATTGGTCCCGACTACAAGGGAGGTGCAATGCACTATCTTATAGGACAAGACATACTTGATAATACGCACAAGATTCACCTCATTAAGTTTGATCCTCAAACAGGTTCAATAAAAATCTATATCATTAATGATAAGGACGAGGTGATGTTATGGAAAGAATTTAGCCATACAATTCCTGTATCCATTGAGTATAATATTCACTACTAATGCAATCTCTATTCAACTTCATTGTAAAACCACAAGCAGGAACACGATACAACAACACCAAGCAAGTAGGTGGCATTGACCTGATTGTTAATACCTCAGAGGAAGACCATAAGTTTTCCAACCGTTATGCGGTAGTGGAAGAGGTCCCGTATAAATATGAGGGTCCAATCAAAAAGGGTGACACACTCCTTGTGCACCATAACGTGTTCAAGTACTATAATGATATGAGGGGTCGACAGAAAAGCGGTCGCTCATTCTTTCGTGATGACGTGTTTTTGATTGACCCCGATCAGTTCTTTTTGTATAAGCAAGAAGGCAAGTGGCATACTTACGACAGGTATTGCTTTGTAAAACCAATCCCGGCTACCGAGTCTTATATCCATAAACCTTTTACGCACGAGCCACTTATGGGAGAAATGGTCTACCCAAACGCCTATCTCATTAGTCAGGGAGTGCGTTCGGGTGACAAGGTCTGCTTCAAGCCTGACAGCGAATATGAGTTTGATATTGATGGAGAGAAATTGTATCGAATGTATGATCATCAAATAACTGTAGTACTATGAACCTGATCATAATGGATAATGTCATCCACGAACCTATTAGCTATGTGTCTGACATACTCGACAACGAGTTTGTAGATATTTACGATGGTGTCAATACATTTCAAAACATTCAACCTCGTGACCACGATGATGAATTTGCGCAAACTGTAATGGACTTTATTGGACCGCATTATGAGGTAGCGTGGAACTTTGTACGAAAGTCTCCCGAAGGGCAGGAGGAGCCTAACTACATTCATACGGATGAGATGATGGGGGACATCACGGCTATTCTCTATTTAAGCCATACGCATCCTGATGATGACGGCACAACAATCTATGACAATGACGGACGCAAGGCTTGTGTGATGTACTCACGATTTAACCGTATGGTTATATTTGAGTCTAAGATTCCACACA